AGCCCATCGATGGCCATCTCACCCTTGAACTCGGCCCGCTTGAAACCCTTGGTCAGGTTCTCGGCGGTGACCGGATCGAGGCCTTCGACCTTCGGGGCGCCTAGTTCCTGTATCCGCTGGGAATAGACGTTCTTGGCGTCCGTGTAGGGCAGCGTGCCGTCGTTGATCTGCTGGCTGATCTCGCTGTGAATCGTCTCGACCTGCATTTCCCGGTCGAGCAAGGCATTGGCCGATTTCGCCCGGTCGAGCGCCTGCTGCTGTCGATTCTCTTCCTCGATCATGCCGCCCATGGTGCGCATGGCATTGTCGGCTGCGTTGGCGACCACGGCGCCAGCGTTGTTGGCGGCGCTCGGAACCTGCACGCGGGGCGCCGGCTGGGCGATGACGTTTCCGAAGTTACCGGTAGGGATGCGCGGCATTATTTAGTCTTCCATTTTCCGGAGGTGTAATTGGCGCCGGCCGACAGGACGGTTGATCCTGCACTGACAAAGGCACCGGTCATGGCAGCGTTTCCAGAGGCCCGAAGCATGTCGGCCTGATCGCTGCCCGACTTCAGCGCCCGCGAGCCGGTAAGCATCGCGGACAGGGCATCCTCTTCCGATTTCTGGATGATGTCCTTCTGAATGGCCAGCGGCGTCCCTTCGCCCAACTTCACACCAGATGCGGCAAGTGCGGCATTCGCTTCGCCACGCTGGGCCTTGGCCATGCGCCGGATTTTCTCGGCCTGCTGCTTGTTGGCGTCGGCCTCGTAGGCGGCATTGTTCTCTGCGATCTGCGCCTGATCATCGGCCGCCGCAGCTTGCTGCATACCGCTGTAGATGGTTCCGACCGTGCCGACTGCGGCAGAGGCCAGCATTGCGATTTCAACCCCTGTGCACATGCTCAGTTCTCCAGTTCAAAAAGTTGGCCGTTGTTTCTGAAACCAAGCTTTTCGTAGAGCCTGGTCGTTTGTTCGACATGGACGCCGGTCGTGATCCCGGCCTGGATCATCACGGCGCCCTGCTCCTTCGCCCATTCGATATAGGCCTTCAGCAAACGCGGGGCAGTCATCCCACCGCGCGATGCCGGCTCGATGAATAGCCCGAAATCGCTGGCAACCTTGGTCCTGGCGAAGTAATGCTCGACCACGTAGCCGGCAAAGCCACCTATCGGCACGCCGTCAATCTCGGCGACAAGGAGCAAGCCGTCCGGGCTTTCGATCAGGTTGGCAAACAGGCCGCGCACCTTGTCTCGGTCGAACGGCAAGCTGGCGAAGCGGGACTCGACGTGCATCTGTTCGCCCAATTCGATCAGGGCCGGGATGTCCTCATGCGTTGCTGGTCTGATCATGTCAGCCTCCATTGACGGTTATCGATCGAACGACGGAAAGGATGTGGAACGGGAATGGCGCGTCCTGGCTGATCACGGTTGAGGTCTCGCCCTTCTCCCAGCCGTAGCCGCTCTCGTACTTGATGCCGCTGAAAAGCTCGGGCGGCTTGTCCAGCAAGTCGGGGCCGATGGTGCGCCCTGGAATGACCAGGCCGCCGTTGATCGTGGCCCCCAGGGTGTTGATCACCCGCAGCCCGATCTGATTGACGCTGTACGCCGACGACGCGCTTGAACCGGTTTGCGTGCCGATCTCGGGTGTCAGCAATTCGATGACCGGCTTGAACATCAGACCGACCAGCACCCGCTTGGCAGTGCGCGGCAGGGTGATCGCCCCAGCGGTTACGGTGAATTCGCCCATATCGACGCCATCGGCAAGGCAGCGCACGGTGTGGCCTTCGAGGTGACCAAGGCCTGACCATGTTGCCTTCCCTGCGGCGTAGTCCTGCGTTACCGCGCAATCAAGCTGGAACCCCCAATTGAACGGCTCGTCGGCTGGCGGGAAGTCATCGGCGTCCGGCATAGTCGTGCCATAGATCGGATACCAGGACGGCTGAAAGCGCTCGATGTAGCGCACGATGTTGCCGTCGACTAGGCGCCGGATGATCAGCCATACCTGCTCGGTGTCGCCGGCGGGGATGGTGGCGACCGATTCAACCGCGCCATCGATCTCGTGGCTGTTCCAGGCGATCACGTCGAGTTCTCTGTCGAGCGTCACCGAGACGAGGCGTCCATTCGCCAGAACGACCCAGACAACCGGATCTGGCTCTTGCTGCAGTGCCATCGATACCACGCCGGTGGCGGTGATGTGTTCGGCCAGGGTAGTCAGGTCCGGCGACTTGTAGCCGTCTTCATCATAGCGGAAGCCCATCGCCCGCAGCTTGCGGCCAGCGCGCTGCACAAACACCGATTCGCGGCCAACCTGAACCGGGCGAACTGTGGCGCAGCCGTGTGGCGTGTGCGGCTTGATCTGCACGTTGGTTGGCGTAATCGGCTTCTCGATACCGCCCTGCATGGTGTATTCGCCGTTGTAGGAAAGCACGATCAGGTTGCGCGCCGACGAGACGTAGGCTACCTGTGTCGCTTCGTCCGATCCGATGGTGAACGAGAAGGCGTCGTCATCATTGGCGCCGATCGTGAAATCGAGCGGCTCACCGGTTCGGCTTCCCCAAATGGTCTGCTGCTTCTTCTCGTTCGCCGCGGCAATCAGGCGCTGCTCATGCAACGTGCCGGTGCGCGGATAGCCATTGGTGGCATTCCATACCGCAGCTTCCAGCGTCCAGGCCATTGGCGGGGCCGAGACTGGCGCGGTCATTTCCTGGATGATCTCGCCCTTGACTTGCTTGGCTGTCACAAAGCTGGTGATCTTTACCAGGCCGCCATTCATCCGGATGAACTTGCCGACGTCCTCAGTTCGGAAGGCATCAAGATCAGGGACGGTAGTCGATGTGACCTTGGCCACCGTTCCAAGAGAGATGGCCGGCGGGGCATAGGCCAGCGGATAGGTGAAATGGTCGGCGTCAAGAACGGTGATGATGACCGTCCCGTTATAGACGGTCGGCGCATTGCCGGCGACGATTACCTCGTTACCGGTACTGTAGCCATGGGCCGTGATCTTGACAATGGCAATGGCTGACCCAAAACCGCCTTGCGATATTTCCTCGATCTTCTTGGCTGGATCGGTGGCCTTTTGCACCGTCGAGGTGACAGTCAAAGAAATCTCTGCCCCCACCGAATCCGCCTTTTTGTCGTCCTCGAGATCCTGCGGCACAAGCGTTACCTGTGGCGAGGAATCAAGTTCCCACGCGCCGGTCGCAATCGATGTCGAGTTGAACAGCGATTTAACCTCGACAGTTACAACCGTTCCAGAGGTATAGGCCGTGATCACCGCGATTCCGGCGCTCTGCAGAATGGCCCGGCCGACATCGCCTTTCAGGAATACCGACGCATCTGCGGTAATCGTTCGGCCGGTGCCGATGGTGTTGGAAGATAGCGTCAGGTTGGCCGCCGGCTTGTGGCCCAGCTCGGCAAACGGCGTCGTGGTGAACGGAGCGTTCGCGCAGTCCCACTTGTTGTCGGCAAAGCAGCGCAGCCGGTTCGGGAAGACATCGCCATGAAACAGGTACATGGTGTCCTCGCCCTGGCAGTAGTCCATCTCCTGCGCGGCGGCTTCGTTGTAGGGCGTGGCGATCTCGTATGGCGTGGCGAACCCGCCAACCTGCGTGCCATCCGGCTTGAACACGCGCAGGTAGTTCTCGCCCATTTCGAGTATATAGGCCTGGTCGCGGCTGAAGATGTACGGTACCAGCCGCGCCTTCTTATCGGCGTGCTTGGTGGCGGTGATGAACTCGGTACCGGGGCGCTTCTCTGCCCCGCCCAGCGTGCGGGAAATCACATTGCACAGCGTCTTCGCAGCGTTCGGATAGCGGGCAATATCGACCCGGCCGGCGGCACGCGGGGAGAGTTCGCCGCTGGAGAAGTTGGTCTGAAGAATCTCGGCTTTTGGCATGTCAGCGCATCCGGTTGGCAAGCAGCGGGAAGTCGCCCAACGTTTCCGGCGTCACTTCCTGGCCATCGACCGCCCGCGCTTCCTTCAGGACGCGCTTGACGATCTCTTCCTCGGTGGCCTGCTTTGTGGTCGACTTGGTGATCGGGTAGGTCAGCGCTGCCACCATGACTTGCGTCATTGCCTCGACCAGCAAGGAATCCCAGGTTGATTCCTCGGTGTTGTTCCAGATGTAGCGCAGCCGGCAGACATTCGAATCCATCAGGATTTTACGGCCCTCGATGGCGAAGTAATCCTCGGCGCCATCCTCGCCAACCGATAGCGTGCGCAGCCAGTCGTTGGGCAGTTGGAACTGATAGGCCCAGCCAAATGGGGGTGCCGCAACATCCGGCGAAAGAATCACCCGCTTGGTGGCGCAGTTCCAAGAATGCGCCCGCAGAACCCGGTTGCGCTTGTAGTCGTAGATGTTGGCGACCAGGCGCGTGCGGTCGTTGTTTTCGCTGAAGCTGCTGATCGGCCGGTCGCCGAGAAGGAGCAGCGCATTGGAGCAGATCGAGACGGCGCTATTTCCTGGCATCGTTGTTCCTCAAAGAAAAAAGGCCCGGAGCCTTGCGACACCGGGCCAACCCGTTTTCACGGCTGGAGACAAAACAGGTCAAGAGCCGATGTAATCGACTTCGATGCGCACCAACTGGTTGGCGGCCAGCACGGCACCCTTGGCGGTGACGTACACCTCGGCATCGTCGGTCAGCACCTGATCGACACCACCGGCCACGTAGGCACCATTGGCGCCATTGGTCGGGGTGGTCGTCGCGGTCGTGATGGCGATCAACGAGGCGATGGCGGTGGCGCTCAGGACGGTATTATCGGAACGCTTGCGCAGACCGACGTTGATCGTGCTGGAGGCCGTGCCGGCGCCGTTGCTGATGCGGCAGCCAACGATGCGCGAACCCTTCGGGATGAAGACGCCGCCGGCCAGCGTGTCATCGATGGCCATTTGGGCAAATACTGCCGGGGTCTGCACAACAACAGTGCGCAGGCGGCCAGCTTCGGAATTGGACAACTTGGTGCCAGCAGCGATTTTTGCAGCTTGGCGGGAATTGATTTCTGCCATGTTCGTTTCTCCTTGAAACTATTCAAAGGAGGGGGAGGATTCCCCCGCCACTGGTTGATTACTGGAAGGCGATCTCGACGACCTTCTTTTCGTCCTGACGGCCGGCGCCATACGAAGCGGCCATCGAAACCTGCCAGGCGTCTTTCTTGTCGCCGCGCTTGGTCACGTTGCCTTCCTCGTAGCCCTTGCCGAAATGAACGCCGGACTTGGCCCAGGCATAGGCGTAGTAGGTCGATGCCGAGTAGGTCAGACCCTGATACGGGATCCAGGTGAATCCGCCCCAGTTGTGAATCTTTCCGTCTTGCAACATCTGCACGGCCAGGAAGTCAGCGCTCGTCAGGGTGGTATCCGACAGAAGCGTCTGGAGAACCTTGTCGTTGTAGAGGATGAAGAGTTCTTCGCCGGTTTCGGCGTCGCACTCATTGGCGCGGAAGATCGAACGGGCCTGAATAACCTTGGCCTTGGTCATGGCCGTACCGCCGTGGGCGATCTTCTGTCCGGCGGGCAGGGTATGCTGCGTGGCGCCATCCTTGCTGTTGATGGTGCCGCCCAGCGCCGCATAGATGATCTGGTCCATCTTGCGATTCTTGGCGTTCATCAGCGAGCGCATGTAGTCGCCGCCGGTGACCGGATTAACCAGCATCTTCGGGATGTCGTTGCGGTCCAGCGGAAGGGCCTTGTAAAAGTCCTTCATCGTTGCCAGGCGGTTGGTGTGGTTGATGTCGCCCCACTCGGTATCACCGTGACGGACGGTGTTTTCGTCCATTTCGATGGAATCGAGGTTGTTGATCGTGAAGCCGTCGCCGCTGATCTGGCCACGGTCGTTCACGGCCTTCATCAGGCGAGATTCGGATTGCTGCGCTTGCAGGCGGATCGAGGTGTCCCACTGCTGCACGAAGGCTGCGGTAATGGTGTTGGACATTTCAATTTCTCCAAAAGGTTGAGATTCGTTCAGCCTTTCAGGGTGTCCTGGCATCCGGGCCTGCTACGGTGTCGTGATCGGCTTGCACCACAACCTGCGAGCTTTCAGGGTGTCCGGGCGCTACCCCGGGCCTGTGCATCGCATTCTCTGGCGGTCGCCGATACGGATTCCCGACCAAATAAAAAGGCCCGCACTCGGCGGGCCTGGATCGGGCTGCTGTTCGCTTACATCAACGGCGCATTGCCGCTGCTGGCGGCGGCGCTGGCCTGCTTGTCGAAATAGGCCTTCACCTGCTGGCTGACCTTCGCATGCTCCGGGTGCTTCGGGTTCGTGTAGGCCTCGGAAGACATCAGGCTTTCGATGCTCTGGCCGCCCTGCAGCGTGCCGCCCGGGTTGATCGATCGATCTTCGCCCATCTCGCCACCGACCCGAGCCAGCAGGCGGATCAGGCGGGGGTCGTTGCCGTGGTCGGCAAGAATTGCCTCGGCATCCTCGCCGCCGTAGGCCTGCACCGCCTTGAATGCCTTGTTGACCTCGCCCTTGAACGTTGCGTCATCCTTCCAGTCCTTGCGCAGATCGGCGGTGCATTCTTCCTCGGACAACTGGCGATTGCCACCGATAAGCTGCTGCGCGGTTTCGTGGTAGGCAGACATCACCATGTCGAGCTGCGCCTGCGTCATTCCGGCGGCGTGGGCCTTGCCGAGGAAGTCCTGCAGCTTGGCGTCTTCCTTCGGGTTCCAGACATCCTTGAGCGAATCCGGAACTGCGACCTGGTAATCGGCAGCGGTCTTCGGCGGCACATCGCCCGATCCCATGCGCTTTTCCAGATGGCCGTAGGCCTCGGCCAGCTTCAGGCTGCTGGCTTCGATGTCGAGCGAGCCGTCTTCTTTCTTGACTTGGTATTTCTCGGGGATCGCCACGGCTTTGCCTTGGCCGCCTTCGCCTGCAGCTGCGCCGGCAAGGACTGATCCGGCTGCCGCTGCTGCAGCGCCCTCACCAGCTCCACCAGCCCCAGCACCGGCGCCGGCTGCTGCGCCTGCGCTGGCATCGCCCGCCCCCGCCCCGCCACCTTCGCCAGCATTCGCTTCATCCATCCGAACATAGAAACGCCTCCAAAATTGGTTCATGGGTCAATCTCCTTCTTGGTTGTCATCGGGCGCACCATTGGCCCGGTTGATCTGCTGCATGATGAAATCCAGCGGCTTGCGCTGCCCGGCCCGGTCGTAGGTCTGCAGCACGGCATCGATCCCGCCGACTGAAACAGGAGGGCGAATGAAGCGGCGGATCAGGTCATCGAGAATGCGCTGTCCGCGCTTGTCGACTTCGAACAGGTCGGCGTAGTCCTGCGCGGTCGGGCGCTGGTCGTTCGGGTTTGGCATGTCAGGCTGCTTTCTTGATCATCGGCTCGCGGACGGCCCAGTATTCGATGCCGCCCTTCTTGCCCTTGCGTTCTCGGAATTGCAGGCCGCCCATCTGCATGGCAGCGACCAGGCGCTTGAAGCGGCGGAACTCTGCCGCGGTTGGTTTGCGTTGACCGGCGCTGAAATCGACCACAAAAAGGTTTTCGATGCCGGTCGAAGCGACGGCCTGCTCGATGGTCTCGCCTTGGTCCAGATCGCGGGCCAGGCCGTAAGTGACCAGCGACGAACCGCTGTCGATCTCGCCCAGTCCAAGGCCGTGCAGGACGATGCTCATACCAGGCGCTCCCGACGCTCTGCCCCGGTTCCGTTGTAGGGCGTTGTCCCTGCTGCATCCTTGAAGATATTGGCGGTCAGCAGCGGGGTAGCGCCGTCGTTGTCATAGACCGTCAGCACGCCGGTGGCCGGATCGGTGATCATCTTGTTGCGAGCGATCTTCTCAAGGATGCCAACCGTTCCAGGAAGCCCCATCAGTGCATTGCTTTCTGACGTTGTCAGGCCGGATACCCCTGTCTCAACAACATCAGGCACGCCGGAATAGTCGTTGTGGATGCTGTAGGAAGTCGGCGCGATGATGCTGGTGCCATCCGAGCGATACAGGCGAACGTCCAGGTCGGTGAAGCGCAGCGCCGTTGTGGCATTGACGTTTTCAATCAGGATGTCGGCCACGTCGACGTTGATCCGGATCGCATTGACCGCGAGATAGGACACGGCGCCATAGAAGTGCCGGATGCCGATTTCAGTGGTCAGAACCCACGAATACCAGGCGCCAAGCCGCGTCTTTGTCGTCTGCCCGTCGAGGTCGTTGGCGTCGATGTAGATATGCCCTGTGACATCGCCGGTAAATTCCGTGACTGTCGAACCATCAATGCCCCATGCTGCATAGACATCGCTGGAATTCTGCGTGACCAGGAACGAAGCGCCAGATGCCGTCCATACCGCAAAGGCTTCTGCTTCGTCGTAGCCGAGCTTACACACGCGAATGCGGAGCGCATCGCCAACAGACACCCCGGAAGTCAGGGTGTTGGCGTAGGTCGTCCCGGTGACGAACACGTTGTCCAGTTCGGTAGCCGTGGTGACGTTGTAAAGCTGAACGCGGGAATCGGCCAGGATCGTTGCGCTGGCTTGTGCCGGTGGCGTTGTGCTGACCGTAGAGCCATCATCTGCCGTGTGGATCGTGAAATCAGGGTGTGCATCAGTGCCGCGCAGCACACGAACCCCCTTCAGCGCCGCGCCCGTGTCGCCATAGATTGATCCGCGAACGCCCTTGAACTTATCGCCATTCACCTGAATCAAGTCGTGCCAGTTGAAGCCATTCTTGCCTTGGAACGTGCCGCCAGTATCAAGCGCATGGCGAATCCACTGCATGATGGTTTGCCCGGATGTCGTCCCGCTATCGGTGATCGTGATCGAGAACGCTTTCGTATTCCACGTGACCGGGCTTGCGCCGTGGTCGGTGATGGTCACGCTCGAAACCGTTGGATTGGCCGCCGCAATGCCGTTTGCTGTCGGGATCAGGGCGATGACGTAAAGCTGATCCTCAAGCGCCCCGTACTGAGCGACAACATCGACTTCGGCTTGGTCGTAGCCCTCTTCCTGAACCTTGGCGACCATGTAGCCGCGCCGGTCAAAGCTGCCGTGCGTAGCATCGCCGTAAATCTGAATCAGTTGGTCGATGTTGCCGGTTGCTGCGGCATTTGTCGGTGTAGCGCCTTCGACCTGTTGGAATCGGACTTGCAGGCCTGCCGGAACGCCAGCCGACAGCAGA